GGGGGATTAAACAGTTGGAGCACAACTGAGGAGAAGCATCTGAACAACAGGGCCAAGGCCCACGGTTGCGCAACTGCTGACAATTAGTATACACTCCGCGCATCGCAGGTACAAGGGACTTATGCGCTGATGTTAGACCACCTTATTGATTTTGAACCAGAAGTGAATGACCACTCCGGTAAACCTACGCCGCTTGAGAAAGAACATCCGGCGGATGTGATCGACGCTAAAGTAAATACGGTTGAGTGGCTCAAGGGTCTGGGTGCGGCTGACACAGAGACGGTGGTTACCCAAGCCGAAGTCCAAGCGGCACGCGCATCGTTCACAAACCTCATCTCGTCTGCGCCAGCAGAAATCACCCACGAACATCTCACCCAGATTAAAACTCCTGCTGCGGTGCAACATTTGGTCGGCATGCTCACAGCCTACGACTGGGAGTTTGTGCATCAGGCCAGAGAACTCCGTGGGTACACCGTGGCCAAACTGTTGGAAGAATGCGAAAACCCCAACGCCAACATCCGCCTGAAGGCGCTTGGCCTTCTAGGCAAGGTCACCGAAGTCGGGCTGTTCACCGACAAGATTGAAGTCAAGAAGACCGACCTGACCGACGAAGAGATCGACAAAAAGCTCAAGGATAAGCTGGCCAAGTTCATGGGCGTGACAGACGCTGAGCCAATAGAAGACATAGAAGTAAGCACTCCCTCACCGGCCACAACCGATGAATCTTGAAAGTCTAACGTTAAACATTGGGGAAATACAGGCTATACAGCGTGCCCTCCCCACCATGAGCCTCAAGGAAAAGATTGAACTCATGGACATGCTGGAGGAGCGCGAGAAGCGGTACGCGCTGGTGGCCGGGCGCACAGACATGGTTAAGTTTGCCTTGCACGTCTATCCCGGATTCAAGGTTGGGCCGCACCACAGGAAGCTGGCCAAGATATTTCAGGACGTGATTGCGGGTAAAAAGAAACGCGTCATCATCAATATTGCGCCACGGATGGGTAAGTCCGAGTTTTCCAGCTATCTGTTCCCCGCGTTCTTCCTAGGTAATTTCCCTAATAAGAAGATCATCATGGGAACGCACACCGCATCGCTATCCGAGGACTTCGGACGCAGAGTCAGAAACTTACTGGACGATGAGCAATACCATGAACTCTTTCCTCAAACGCTTATTGCAGACGATCAGAAGGCTGCTGGAAAGTGGTCTACTGCTGCTGGTGGTCAGTATTATGCTGCCGGTGTTGGTGGTGCTCTGGCTGGTCGGGGAGCTGATCTTTTCGTTATCGACGACCCGCATTCTGAGCAAGATGTTAAAGCCAATAGCCGACTCGCCTTTGACACGGCGTGGTCGTGGTTCCAGACAGGCCCACTCCAACGACTGATGCCAAACGGGGCGATCATTGTCATCATGACGCGCTGGGGGCCGTTGGACTTGACCGGTCGCCTCATACAGTACCAAGTTAATAACCCAGATTCACCCCAGTGGGAGATCGTGGAGCTACCGGCCATACTGAACGAAGGCACGGACAACGAGAAGTCGCTCTGGCCAGAGCAGTGGCCGCTGGAGTCCCTCCTGAGCGCTAAGTCCTCAATGGAGCCACGGTACTGGAACGCGCAATACATGCAGCAGCCAACCAGCGACACGGCGGCGATCATTTCCAGAAAGCACTGGCGTATATGGGAACCCAAAGAACCCCCCAGTTGTGAATACATAATCCAGAGCTGGGACACGGCGCACGAGACAAAGAGCACATCTGACTACAGCGCGTGCACAACGTGGGGCGTGTTCTACAACGAGGAAGAGAACAACAAGGCGCAGGTGATCCTGCTGGACGCGTTTAAGGACAGGATGGCGTTTCCTGAACTCAAGGTCTCTGCCTTCAAGCATTGGACGGAGTGGGAGCCGGATGCGTTCATCGTGGAGAAGAAAGCCGCTGGTGGCCCCCTGATCCAAGAGCTTCGGGCGATGGGCATCCCGGTGCAGGAATTTACACCCAGCCGTGGAAACGATAAGATGGTGCGTGTCAATGCCGTGGCCGACATGTTTGCATCCGGTTTGGTGTGGGCACCAGACACACGCTGGGCACGCGAAGTGATTGAAGAAGTTGCGGCCTTCCCTGTGGGGGAGAACGATGACTATGTGGACACGACCACCCAAGCACTGCTGCGCGTCAGACAAGGCGGCTTCATCAGAATCGACACCGATGAGCCGGACGAACCCCGATTTTTCAAGCGCCGCGTGGCGGCGTACTACTGAGGAAAAAACATGAAAGAGTTTTTGGTAGGGTTTTCAGACCTTATAAGCGCACAAGTATTTTGGACGACTTTGGAAGATCCAACGCAATACCATATTGCAAGAATACACAATAAAAATTTAGACGGAGATGTGCTGGGCTATCTCGTAGTTAAAAACAAGGAAACTTAATCATGGCCACCAATATAGATAAAGCTCTGTACCAGCAACCCCAAGGCATAGAGTCGCTTGCCCAAGACGAGGAGCCAATTGAAATTGAAATCATTGACCCAGAAGCGGTAAACATCCACGCTGGGGACTTAGACATCAGTATTGGTAAAGGCGAGGATGACACGTTTGATGAGAATTTGGCCGAGACCCTCTCCGAAGATGACATCATGTCAATGGCTGCTGACTTGGCCGGGGACATTGAACAAGACAAGAATTCCCGCAAGGACTGGGAAAAGGCTTACACCGAAGGCTTGAAATTGCTGGGACTTCAGTACGAAGAGCGCACGGAGCCGTGGAACGGCGCATCTGGTGTGTTCCACCCCATGATTACAGAGGCAGTGGTTCGGTTCCAATCAGAGACCATCACCGAGACATTCCCCGCCCAAGGGCCGGTGCGTACAAAGATTCTGGGCAAAGAGACCCCCGAGAAGAAAGAAGCGTCCGTCCGCGTTGAAGAAGACATGAACTACGAGCTGACAGAAGTCATGCGCGAGTTCCGTCCCGAGCATGAACGCATGCTGTGGAGCTTGCCAGCCACCGGTTCGGCGTTCAAGAAGGTGTACTACGACCCCAACATTGGCCGTCAGATTTCAATATTTGTACCGGCGGAAGACATCATCTTGCCCTACGGCACGTCTGACTTGGACACCTGCTACCGCCTGACCCACGTCATGCGCAAGACAAAGAATGAGATTGTCAAATTGCAACAGGCAGGCTTTTACCGCGACATCGAGTTGCCTGACCCCAGCAAGGAACAGGACAACATCAAGAAGGCCAAGGACAAGGAAACCGGCTTCTCTGACTTGAATGACGACCGCTACACACTGTATGAGTCACACGTTGACTTGGTGTTGCTTGGCGATGAAGACAAAGACGACGACGGCGAACCGACAGGAATTACAAAGCCATACGTAGTTACCCTTATCAAAGGCTCGAACGATGTTTTGGCCATCCGTAGAAACTGGGAACAGAAAGATCCACTTGAACTCAAACGACAACACTTCGTTCACTATCAATACATTCCGGGTTTTGGAGCGTACGGCTTCGGCCTTTTCCATCTCATTGGTGGATATGCCAAATCAGCCACCAGCCTCATGCGACAGCTTGTTGATGCTGGCACGCTGTCTAACTTACCCGGAGGTCTTAAGGCTCGCGGAATGCGCATCAAGGGAGACGACACCCCAATCGCACCCGGAGAATGGCGTGACGTAGACATTGGCTCTGGTGCGCTGCGCGACAGTATCCTGCCGTTGCCGTACAAGGAGCCAAGCCAAGTTCTGATGGGTCTGCTTGGCCAGATCGTGGAAGAAGGCCGCAGGTTTGCCGCTACTGCCGACATGAAGGTGTCGGACATGTCCGCCCAAGCACCGGTGGGCACCACACTGGCTCTGTTGGAGCGCCAGCTTAAAGTCATGAGCGCCGTGCAAGCGCGGCTGCACTACACCTTCAAGCAAGAGCTGCGTCTGCTGGCCGCGATCATCCGCGACTACACCGACCCAGACTATGACTACGATCCGATTGATGCCCCACGCAAGGCCAAGGCTGCTGACTACGACCACGTAGACATCATCCCCGTGAGCGATCCGAACGCAGCCACCATGAGTCAACGGGTGGTTCAGTACCAAGCAGTCATACAAATGGCTCAAATGGCACCGGATATTTACGACCTGCCCCAGCTTCACAGGCAGATGTTGGCGGTGCTGGGTATCAAGGATGCCGACAAGCTCGTGCCCTTGCCAGACGACCAGAAGCCGAAAGACCCTGTGTCTGAGAACATGGCTGCGTTACGTTTGGAGCCACTGAAGGCGTTCTTCTATCAAGACCATGAGTCCCACATTAAGGTGCACATGATGGCGATGCAAGACCCTATTGTCATGGAACTGATTGGCCAGAACCCCAAGGCTCCTCAGATTCAAGCAGCGATGATGGCCCACGTTGCCGAGCACGTTGGTTTTGCCTACCGCCAGAAGATTGAGCAGCAGATGGGTATGCCCCTGCCGCCGGAAGACGACAAGCTGCCGCCTGAGATGGAGATTCAGTTGTCGGGCATGATGGCTCAAGCCGCACAACAAGTGCTCCAGCAGAGCCAAGCGATGGCTGCGCAGAACCAAGCACAGCAACAGCAGCAAGACCCCTTGATCCAGATGCAGCAGCAAGAGTTGCAGATCAAGCAACAAGAACTTCAGATCAAGCAACAAGACTTGCAGCTTAAGGCGCAAGAGATGCAGGGTCGGTTGGAGCTGGACAACAAGCGGCTTCAGATTGATGCCATGAACAAAGCCGGTCAACTGCAACAGCAGAAGTCAGCGGCAAACATCTCTGCAATGGGCAAGGCTGGGGACATAAAGACCAAGCGTGAACAGATGCAGATGAACGAGCGCCAGCAGTCCGTGCAGCGCATCCACGATATGGCCAACAAACAAAAGGAGCCGCCTAAACAATGATTTCAGAATTCGCACGCGTATTGCGCGAAAAATTACGCACCGACATGAACAACTACGCAGATGACTGCGCTGGTGGGGCATGCCGCAATTTCGACGAGTATCAAAAACTTTGCGGGACTATTCAGGGTCTAGCCATCGCAGAGCGCCATCTCCTTGACCTTGCTGAGAAAGTAGAAAAATCCAATGAGTGAAACTCTCTTTGAACCGGGGCAATACGCCCTGCCTGAAGTAATTCAACCCGTCGATGCTCCGGCAGAAGACGCAACAAATGAAGAGAAAGCCACGATGCTCCCAACCCCCACGGGCTGGAAAATTCTGTGTGCAGTACCCGACATATCTGAAAAGATTGACGGCACTGAGCTTGATCTCATAAAAGCCACAGCTACTTTGCGACAAGAAGAACACGCCACAACGGTTCTGTTTGTTGTAGATGTTGGCCCTGACGCGTACAAAGACCAATCCAAGTTCCCCGCAGGCGCGTGGTGCAAGAAAGGTGATTTTGTGCTCGTTCGTACCTACTCTGGTACGCGATTCAAGATTTTTGGAAAAGAGTTCCGGCTCATCAATGATGACCAAGTGGACGCTGTTGTGCAAGACCCTCGTGGGCTTACCCGCGCTTGAAAGGAATACCTATGGCAGAAGCATACAAGTTCCCCGACGAACTTGATGACAACAAGAATCGGAAAGTCGATATTGAGACTGACGACGATGTTGAAATTGAGATTGTTGATGACACACCTCCGAATGATAGGTTTCGTCCTACTCTTGATAAAGAGGTAGCAGACCCAACCGATGATGAGATTGAGTCATACACCCAAGGTGCCCAAAAACGCATCAAGGAACTGACCCACGCACGTCATGACGAACGCAGAGCCAAAGAAGCCCTTTTGCGCGAAAAGCAAGAGCTTGAGCGTCTTGCACAGCACATGTCTGAAGAGAACAAGCGTCTCAAACAGTATGTGAGTACCGGCACCGAACAGTACGGCGCAATGGCCAAGACCGCTGCCGAAGCGGAATTGGACAAAGCACGACGTGAATACAAAACAGCGCAAGAGTCGTTTGACTCTGATGCCATCCTTGCTGCGCAAGAAGCGTTGTTTGATGCTAAAACAAAAGTACAAAATGCACAAAATTTTCGTCCACCTGCTTTACAAAACGAAAAATTTGATGTACAACCACGTCAACAAGAACCAGAACCGGTTCGTGCTGACGAAAAGACCTTGCGCTGGCAAGCAAAAAACCAGTGGTTTGGCACAGACGGTTTTGAAGAAGTTACCAGCTTTGCACTAGGGCTGCATCAAAAACTAGTCAACAACGGGGTCGATCCCCGCAGCGATGATTATTTCGAGCAGATAGATGCTCGCGTGAAGTCTAAGTTCCCCGAAGTTTTCGGTGGAAACGAAGAACGGCCTAGGTCAAATGAGACTCCAAGGCGTCCATCATCCGTGGTGGCCCCTGCATCACGTTCAACCGGGACAAGGAAGATACAGTTAACGCCAACACAAGCGGCGTTAATTAAAAAGTACAACCTCGACCCGAAAAAATATGTTGCAGAAGTTTTAAAACTGGAGAATCAAAATGGCTGAAAACCGTACCCCTCGTGACAATGTGTCACGCGACAAGATACCTGCTCGTTACGTATACAAACCGTCGAGCGAGTTGCCCGATCCAACCCCTGAACCGGGATGGGAGTATCGCTACATTGCGACTCACGTCTTAGGACAGGAAGTCCGAACCAATGTAAATCGAAAGATGCGCGATGGCTGGGAACCGGTGAAGGCAGAAGACCATCCTGAGCTTATGCTTCCGGGTAGTCCGAATGGTAATGTGGAAATTGGTGGGTTGATGCTTTGCAAAATCCCAACTGAGAAACTCATGGCCATGAAGGAATACTATGATGGACAAGCTCAGAACCAGATGGAATCAGTGGACAACCACTTCATGCGAAACAATGATCCGCGTATGCCGCTGTTTGCCGAGAAAAAATCGACAGTCAGCAGAGGAAGCGGCTTTGGTTCAGGTTCTAAATAAACAAGGAGTCCTTAAATGGCTTATCCCGTAGTATCAGCTCCGTATGGGCTGCTGCCACAGAACTTGATTGGTGGTCAAGTATTTGCGGGTTCAACCCGTATGTACCCCATCCAGTACGGTTATGCGACCAGCATCTTCTATGGTGACTTTGTTGTTCTATCCCGTGGCTTTGTCACACGCGCCTCAGTTGGTACTGGCACTGGTTTAAATCAGACTGTTGGTATTTTCTTGGGCTGTACATACACCAACCCCACAACTAAGCAAAAGTTGTTCTCTCAATATTGGCCTGCAAGCACCACCGCTGGTGACTGTCAAGCTTATATTTATGATGATCCTGATGCTGTGTTCAAGGCTGTTGTTTGTTCCGCTACAACCGCTGTTGCGTCTGGCGCATTGGCAATGATTGGCACTAACCTGTCAGCCATTAACAATACCGGCAGCACAAGCACTGGTAATTCTGCTAACGCAGTTTTGGCTCCTACTGACACTCCTGTGACCACAACTCTGCCTTTGCGCATGGTTGGTGTTGTCCCTGAGACAGCAGTTGCATTGGGTACAGCTACTTTCAGTACGGGTACAACTACCCTGACTGTCAGTGCATTACCTTACGCATTGCCAATTGGTACGGACGTTTCTGTGTTGACCACCAGTGGTCAAGTTGCACAGACAGGTTCTTTTGTGAAAACCGCAGCCGCAGCCGGTGCAACTTCTGTTGTCCTCGACCAAGCCGCCACATTCACACTGAATTCTGGTGTTTACACATCGACCGTGGTCTTCACTCAGTATCCTGAAATTTTGGTTAAATACAACCAAGGCTTGCACGGTTACTACTCTGCCACTGGCGCTTAAGGAGTTATTTAAATGGCTATTTCACGCGCACAACTACTTAAAGAACTCCTGCCCGGCTTGAATGCTTTGTTTGGTATGGAATACTCCCGCTACGGCGAAGAGCACAAAGAAATCTATGACACAGAGAAATCTGAGCGTAGCTTTGAAGAAGAGACCAAGCTTGCTGGTTTCTCCGCTGCTCCCGTCAAGAACGAGGGTTCCGCCATTGCTTATGACAATGCACAGGAAGCTTTCACCGCACGCTACAACCACGAAACCATCGCCTTGGGTTTCTCAATCACTGAAGAAGCGATTGAAGATAACTTGTACGACAGCTTGTCTGCTCGTTACACCAAAGCTCTGGCCCGTGCAATGTCGTACACCAAGCAAGTCAAAGCAGCGTCTGTTATCAACAACGGTTTCTCTGGCAGCTATGTTGGCGGCGATGGCGTTGCGTTGTTCAGCACTGCCCACCCGCTGGTTAACGGTGGCACCAACAGCAATCGCCCTTCTACCAGCGCTGACTTGAACGAGACTTCCTTGGAAGCCGCTGTTATTCAAATCGCCGCTTGGACTGATGAGCGTGGTCTGTTGATTGCAGCCAAGCCCCGCAAGCTGATTATTCCGCCTGCTCTGCAATTCGTTGCAACTCGTTTGCTGGAAACCAACCTCCGCGTTGGCACTACAGACAATGACATCAACGCATTGAAGAACAACGGTTCAATCCCTGAAGGCTATGCCATCAATCACTTCTTCACCGACAGCAACGGCTGGTATTTGACTACCGATGTGCCCAACGGTCTGAAGCACTTTGAGCGTATGCCTCTGGAAAACAAGATGGACGGCGACTTCGATACTGGTAACGTACGTTACAAGGCTCGTGAGCGTTATTCATTCGGCTGGTCTGATCCATTGGGAATCTACGGTTCCCCCGGTTCAACCTGATAGACAAAGGGGGCCTTGTGCCCCCTTTTCTTTTGCTGTATATTCAAAGCATTCCGGGCTTTCCGGCGTATCAAACCAGTCCCGGCTGGACGACATACCGATTGATGCGCTTCACTTGTATGTAAGGATTTCACCATGTCTAATAGCACATTTAGCGGCCCAGTACGATCACAAAACGGCTTTCAAACTGTTTCCGTTGATTCAACTACCGGCGCAGTTACCACCACATCTACTTTGGGCACTGCTACTAGCGTAACAAGTGTGGCAACAACAACTTTGGCTTATACCAGCCAGATTCACCCCACATCTGCTGCCATTAACGCAACAGCCACAGCCACCGCAGCACAAGTTGCAACCGGCTACATCACTTCTACTTCCGTTGCGCCGGTCACCATTACGCTTCCTACCGGTACGCTTTTGGGCGCTGCTCTTGGAGCAACTGCCGGAACTGTTTTGGATTTGTTCATTGACAATACTGCTGGTGCAAGCACGGTAACAGTTGCTGTAGCTACCAACGGTATCAAGTCCGATGCAGCCAACACCACCGCAGCAAGCTTTGGTCAATTAACAGTAGCCTCCGGTGCTACGGGTATTGGCTGCTTCCGCATCATGTTCTCTAGTGCAACTGCATACGTCTTTACACGCACTGCTTGATTAGGAGCATAAAATGCGTCCTGTCGTTTATACACTTATTGATGCAACAGCAGCGGCGATTTATTCGCCGGTCTGTCCTGTTGACCATTACGTTTCGCCATTTAACGTGGCATTGAACGTACAGGTCACTGGGACGGTTAACTACACTGTGCAGTACACGTTTGACAACGTGTTTGCCACTGGATATGTTGCCTCTTCTGGCAACTGGACAGACCATGCCACGTTGACAAGCCAGACGGCAACAAAGGACTCCAACATTGCGTATCCTGTAAGGGGTATCAGGTTGAAGCAAGCGTCTGGTTCAGGCACGACCGTGCTGACAATCATTCAAGCTGGTGGAGAATAATATGGGAATTTCTACAGACATCAGCGGAAGCTCCAATGTAGGCGGTGCTAATCAGCTTTTAGACTTGTTGTCATTGGTTTCAAACCCAGCGGTTTACAAGAACAAGATTGATGCGCTTGAAGCCGCTACAGCGGAGAACAAGAAGTTTGTGGAGCTTGTTGGCCCGGCGGATTCAATTGTAAAAATGCGTGAAAACATTGCAATTGAACTTGCCGATGCTAAAAGCGCCGCATCAGAAGCCAAGAAAAAAGCAGCAGATGTTGTTGCGGCAGCAAAAACCCAAGCAGCAGAAACAATCAGCCAAGCACAGGCGCAGGCCGATGCTTTGAAAGCCGCAGCGCAAACACTGGTTGATGAAGCTAAAGTTGATGCAGCAGCTACAAAAGCGGCGCTCTCAGCGGCTAAAAAAGCCAAGGCTGATGCCGATGCGGTCTCTGCGGATTTTGCGGCTCGTAGCCAGGCTCTTGCAGATGCGCAAGCTGAAGTGGATGCTATAAAAGCTGAAATTAAAGCTGTCAAAGAAGACATTCTGGCTAAACACCAAGAGTTTTTAGCGAGCTTGTAACTATGTCCGTTGCCCCACATGCAGGCATCGTAGACTTTGGAACCTTTACCCCTCCCTCGGCTTCGGCCGATGGGATTCAGGGTGAGGTTCCACAGCCGTTGGCTGGTCAAGAAGCTTATGTATTAACAGCCACAGGTTGGGCGCCCGGCGGGGGTGGGGGCGGTAGCGGCACAGTTACGCAGGTCAATACTGGGACTGGGCTGACCGGAGGCCCAATTACGACTACAGGTACTGTAGCTCTAGCTAACACCGCAGTAACCCCCGGCGCATACACTAACGCCAATGTAACCATTGACCAGCAAGGACGCATTACTCTAGCTTCCAACGGCTCTGCCGGAGGTGTGACAAGCTTCAGTGGCGGGTCTACGGGTCTAACACCAAACACAGCTACAACAGGAGCTATCAG